CACGTCAGCAGGCGGTCACAGCGCAGAACGCCGCCAAGATATCCGCAGCCCAAGCATCTACATCTGCACAGCAAACCGAGGCTGATAAGACAATAACTGCAGGATACACAAAGACCGCAAAGACCTGCGCTGACAGCACTATGGCAGACAGGCAGGCGGTGCAGACATTGGCGGAACAGGTCGAGGTGGACAAGACCATAGTGGCAGGTCATGCCGCTAAGGTCGCAGAGGACAGAACAGCCGCTGAAACTGCCGCACAGACGGCACAGGCGGTGGCTGACAGTCTGCCTGATGATTATGTGACGGCTGTCGGAAAAATCGCTGAGAACACGGCTGAAATAGGACGTGTAAAGCTGACGGATAAGGAACTAACAAGACGTGTAAATGCACTATATTCCATTGGCAACGGCATAACACACCAGTTTGAAACAGACAGCGAAACGGCATATGTCAAGACTATTCCTACGGGGGCAAAGCTGATGTCGGTTAAGTCTGTTGGCGGTAGGTCTATCGTATGGAATCAGCTATGCGATACTGTTTTAGATAATTTTTCCGACACTGTAAGTGCTGTATATCACGAATACGGCATTTGTAAATTTACAGCAAACGTCGGTGATAAAATATGCATTTATTCAGGGGGTATTAATGGCACATACGCAGCTAATGGCGCATATGTAGCAGGATTCATAGGTTCGGCGTATATTGAATTTTTTGGGAAACAAATCGTGCAATGTACGGAAAATGGGAACTGCATAATATATTTGCGATTGAGGGGAGGTGGAAACACATATAGCAATGTTTCTGTTCGTCCTGAATTTTTCAATTTAACAAAAATGTTCGGCTCAGGCAACGAGCCGAACACAGTTGAAGAGTTTGAGAAAATATTCCCAGCGGACTACTACCCATATAATGCTGGGGAAATAGTCAGCGCTGGGGTGACAGAGGTCGCTGTGGGTGAAACCGCACACCTAATCCCCGAAGCTATCAAGGCACTGCCTGGCTACGGCTGGAGTGCAGGAACGGCTAAGAACTATGTTGATTATGAGAATAAAAAATATGTTCAATGTGTTGGCAGCGTTGATTTAGGAACAGTACAATGGGTTGCAGGCGACGGTGAAAGAGTAAGTTTTCAAACGTCGCAGGTTAAAGGGCAGAAGCTGACAAAGAATTACACCATTTTGCCAAATTTCCTGTGTTCAAAATATTTAACAAAAATGCAAAACGAGGTTTGGGGTAAAACCGATGTAACAGGCATATCAGCCGATGCAAACGCTGATGGGTATGTCTATATCAACGATATGTCATATACCGATGTTGATGCCTTTAAGCAGGCAATGTCAGGCGTAATCCTGTATTACGAGCTGGCAGAACCTATAGTAACAGATATATCATCATTAATACCAGATGACTTCCTGAGAAATATAGAGGTAGAGGCAGGCGGTTCAATCACGTTCAAGGGTGGTAATGACGATTACAGAATACCTGTTCCAAGTGAGGAAGAGTATATCGTGAGACTGAGTGAAGTAGGAGGTACAACATGACGGAGCTACAAGAAGAAATGCTGAAAGCCGCAGGGCTATCTACCGAAGATTTTGAAAAACCTACAGTGACCGAGCAGGACAAAATAATGGCACAAGTGCTATACACAGCTGCTATGACAGGCACGCTGATAGGTGAGGAGGGCGAGTGATGTATTACAGCATTATTAAACGTTTCTATGATCTGGGCGTGTATTCGCTGGCAAAGGTCAGAGATTTTGTCGGGGCAGGCGTTATTAGCCCGGAGCAGTTCAAAGAAATCACAAAGGAGGTATACCATGAAACAGAAGTTAGCGAAGCTGATTGATGTGAAGTCGATAGTAACGATACTGCTTACAGCGGTGTTCTGCGTGCTGGCACTTCGCCGCACCATAACCGCAGAGCAGTTCATCACAGTGTTTACTGTGGTGATCTCGTTCTACTTTGGCACACAGTCAGCCAAAAGAAAGTCAGGTGATGACGAGTGACGGAAGCAATTATCGTTGCACTGATAACAGCTGCTTCTGCGGTAGTGTGTCAGCTCGTTATAGCATCTAACAGCCGTAAGACTATGCAACAGGCACAGTATGATAGCCAAAAGCTTATTGAGTACAAGATAGACAAGCTGTCAGAGCGTGTGGACAAGCACAATTCCGTTATCGCACGGACTTACAAGCTGGAGCAGGACTATGCTTTGATCGACGAGAAAATCAAGGTGGCTAATCACAGGATTGACGATTTGGAAAGGAAGTAATTTTTATGGCAAAGACATTCAAGGGTATTGACGTTTCACAGTATCAGCAGAACATTGACTTCAAGAAGGTCAAGGCTTCGGGGGTCGATTTCGTTATCATTCGTGCAGGCTATGGCAAGTACGCTAATCAGAAAGACCCATATTTCGAGAGGCACTACAAGGCTGCTAAAGCGGCAGGGCTGAAAGTCGGTGCTTACTGGTACAGCTATGCGGCGAGCGTCGAGGACGCAAAGGCAGAGGCTCAGACCTGTATCAACGCTATCAAGGGCAAAACGTTTGAGTATCCGATATACTTTGACCTCGAGGAGCGTTCACAGTTCGCAAAGGGCAGAGCATTTTGCAACAGCCTTGTCAAGACTTTCTGCAATGCACTTGAACACGCAGGCTACTGGGCAGGACTGTATATCAGCCGTTCGCCTTTACAGCAGTACATATCTGCCTACGTCGCTAAGAGATACGCTCTGTGGGTCGCTGAGTACGGCTCACGTTGCAACTACGGCAGAACATATGGTATGTGGCAGTACACAAGCAGTGGCAAGGTCAGCGGTATCAGCGGCAATGTTGATATGGATATCTGCTATGTGGACTATCCTGCAAAGATCAAGGCGGCAGGGCTGAACGGCTTCAAGAAGACCAACAGCTCGACCACAAAGCCGTCTGCAAGCCACGCCAAGAAGACAGTGACTTATACTGTGAAGCGTGGTGACACACTCTCGGGCATCGCACGGCGCTACAAGACCACTGTTGCGAAGCTTGTCAAGAACAATGGTATCAAGAACGCTAACCTCATTTATGTGGGGCAGAAAATCAAGATTAAGTAGGTAGTAAGACAGCCGTCTCGGACTTTTATGGGTCTGAGGCGGCTGTTCTTATCGTTATACTATTGACCATCGAACATTGCATTAATATTCATTGGTGGCATTACTATTGGTTCTATTCCTGGTTGTGAAGTTATCAATGTGAGTTCACTCCTCAAATAAGGGAATAAAATAGACACGGTATTTTTATTCATTATTGATTCTCTTAACAAATCATTACTGCATTCCAAACTGAAATTTCCACAAAGTTCAATAATTATATGAAAATCAGAATCGTTCATTGACGTAACTGTTAGTTTTAATTTAGTGCAAAAAACTGATTCATCAGATGTTTCAACTTCTTTTTTTAAGTTGAAATTCAACTCATCAATAGGGCACTCATTTGGATTTACATATTCAACTTGTGTAAATTTAATACTTAATGATTTTAAGATACTGTGCTGTTTCTGCGAAAGTTCCATATAATCCTCCTATAATCTATGAAGCCAATAATTCAGTTGAATCGTCTACTAAATAGTATTCGTCAAATAATTCCATAGCGGTTAGAAACAAAACATCATTCTTGATGCAACCGCTCTTATCAATTACACAACCACCTCGACCTTTGCATACTTCAGAGTAACCGATACCATTAAGTTCGGCAATAGATTTTATCATTTCTTTACTTATCATATATAACCCTCCATACTAAAATCTGCAGCAAGACGTAAGTTTTCAATTATACTCTTATCATACACACATATTTGAGTTTCTATGCCAGACATTAAAAGAAAATTAGTTTTGTGATTAGACGAAAATTGCATATCCATACAAAACGAACACATAATACCTGCAATTTGAAATTGATTTGCGAAAGAATCAAATGTAAAACATCTCTTTCTTTTGGTAACTTGAATACTAAAGTCTTTTGAATTTCTATTCAATCCTTTTGTAAAATCTAGACATATTCCATCACTTTTTATCGTTTTGTCCAAATCAAGGGCAAACTTTTTAAACTTTCTCAGATGTGCTGAATCTTCAAGATTGTATAACTTCTCTTTATTCATGTCAGCCACAACAACGTCATAATTTGTTTTATACTTTTTACTTTTACTTATTGCCCATCGTTTGGCTTCTTCATAGCAAGGATAAAAATATATTCCGTGACCAAGCCAATGATCATCACTATCTCTGCGCTTCGGATCAATAAATCCATTGTCAACTATGTCAAAAGCCCATTCTTTCAATGTACCATGAAATACATTTATATAATTAAATTTCAAAAAATCACCTTGCTTTTAAGCAGACTGTATAACTCTAAAACTAATTATATTATATCATGCTTGTCAAGTACTATCAATTGATATTAAATTACAAAAGTTACGAATTGGATACAAAATGTAGTGACACTATAATATTCAACTTTTTTAAAGTCCGCCCCTCCAAGCTTCAAAAAGTTATACCCACTCTAAAACAGTCTAAATATGCCGTTTCAGCACAAGTAATACATTTCAATGCTTGACGTTTTGCGTACACGAATTATACACGATAAAGCTGAATTGTAAATATATGCTTGTGAAATGCGGAACAAATGAAACGGCTTAAATGATGTAAATGCGTGGTTTACAAGCAATTTTATAAAGCAATAAAAAGTGGAGTGAAGTGGTATATTTAATCTCTCCATCTCCGCCAGTCACTCGCCGTGACGGGCATTGTCCGTCATGGCTTTTTTTCTTATCAAACTTCAGTCCCGCTCAATAAGTTTGTTTGTAAACTTTACAAAGTAGGGGGCGTGCCCCTGCACCCAATCCGCTATCATTTATGGTAGCGGATTTTTTCGCCCCCGCCCATAG